AACCACAGTATCTATCTGATACTAATATTGTTAACGTATTTTTAAGTAATTATCCTGATGCTCTGCTGTATGCGGCATTGGGCGAAGCTGAACCATATTTGATGAATGATGCACGACTTCAGACATGGGCTGCTTTGTATGATCGTAGCATTACAGCAATTTCTACTGCCGACCAGAATGGTGAATACGGTGGTCAACCAATGTCAATGTCAGTGAGGTAAATCATGGCAGAAATAAGCAACTATCTCGAAAATGCGCTAATTAACGGCACTCTGCGTGGTACTTCCTACACTGCGCCGACTACTACTTTTTTAGCTTTGTACACTAACGATCCTACCGATGCCGATACTGGTACTGAGGTCACAGGTGGCTCGTATGTTCGTCAGTCTATTACGTTTAGTGCTCCGTCTGGTGGTGCTACGTCTAATAGCTCTGCGATTGAGTTTCCACAATGTACAAATACGTGGGGAACAATTACTCACATCGGTATTCGTGATGCGGTAACAGCAGGTAATCTGCTCTATCACTCACCATTGGATACAAGTAAGACTATATCTACTGGTGATATATTTAAGATAACTGCTACGAATCTAACCGTAACTTTGGCGTAAGGGGTAAATTATGTCTACTATCGTTACGCGAACTGGCAAAGGTTCTGCTCTTAGTTATGCTGAGGTTGATTCAAACTTCACTAATCTTAATACGGATAAGGTGCAGGGCGGCGCATCATCTACAGATAATGCTGTTGCTCGTTATGATTCAACCACAGGAAAGTTACTGCAAAACTCTTTAGTAACAATTGCAGATGACGGTGCTATTACTGCGCCATCAGTAGGTTCTGTTATTCCTTTTTATTACGCTAACCAAGCTGCATTTCCAAGTGCTGCGACTTATCACGGTGCAATTGTTCATTCGCATGCAGATGCTGCTATGTACTTTGCACACAGTAGTGCATGGGTAGAAATGCTGAAATCTGGTGGTGCTCTAGGTACTCCAGCATCAGGCACACTAACCAACTGTACTGTTGATGGCACTAACCCTATTGGCTACCGTGATTTACCTGCTGTCGGCACTAAGACAAGCTCTTACACATTAGCTGTGGGTGATGTAGGTAAGTATGTACAAGTAGGCGCAAGTGGCTCTATAACGATTCCTGATGCGACATTTGCTGAAGGTGACGCAATCTCTATCTTCAACAATACGAGTGGCAACATTACGATTACCTGCTCAATTACCACGGCTTACATTGCTGGTACTGATGCTGATAAAGCTACGGTAACTCTAGCTACTCGCGGTATTGCTACGGTGTTGTTCATTAGCGGAACGGTCTGTGCTATTACAGGAAACGTGTCATGAGTGGCATTATGAATATGTTCGTTGCTGCCAAAACAACGATAGCAACAGCAGTCGATGCGTTCTTTAATCTGACTACGTTACTGCTTAACACTAGCAGCACTAACGGAGCGCAGAACAATACGTTCTTAGACTCTAGCACTAACAACTTCACTATTACTAGAAATGGTAATACTACGCAGGGTACGTTTACGCCGTTTAGTCAGACAGGGTGGTCTAACTATTTTGATGGTAGTGGTGATTATTTAGAAGTTGCATCAAATGCTGCGTTTAATATTGAAGGTGGATCGTACACAATTGAAGGATGGGTTTACTTTAATTCAATATCAACAGGTCAAAGAATAGTTGTTTTGACTGGTTCATCTTCTACTTATGCTCTTATAGTTGGAACTTCTAGCACCAATAATTTAGAAGTAAATCAATTTGGAACTGGAACTGTTATAACTGCAACAAATGCTCTTGTTGGTGTTACAAACTCATGGGCGCACGTTTGTGTGGTTTCTAATGGTACAAACAGGTCTATTTTTGTCAATGGAACTAGATACGCAACGTCAACAAGTGCATTTTTTCAAGCGTCAAATAATGCTGTTGGTATTGGTGGTGTAAGTGGAACATACTCAGGAAGCAATCCTAATGCTTATTTTTCTGGATTTAGAATTGTTAAAGGTACTGCGGTATATGACCCAACTCTTACAACACTAACAGTCCCAACATCGCCATTAACAGCAATCACAAATACTTCTCTACTTACATGCCAAAGCAATCGATTCTTAGATAACAGCACTAACGCATTTTCTATTACAGTTAATGGAAATCCATCCGTCCAAGCCTTTAGCCCATTTGCTCCTACTGCTGCATATAGCACTAGCGTAGTAGGTGGTAGTGGGTATTTTGATGGTACTGGGGACTACTTAAACACAAGCGGAGCTAATCTAGCTGTTGGCACTGGAGACTTTACATACCAATTTTGGATGTATGCGAGTGCTAGTAACCCTGCTTTGTTTGACACAAGAACAGTTAATAACACCACTACAGGTTTTACTTTACTTTTAAATTCATCTAATTTTTTATCTGTTTACACAAGTTCAACAATATTAACTTCCTCAACTGCGGCTACTCTTAATGCGTGGAATTTTGTTTCTGTAGTCAGAAGCAGTGGAACATTGACTATATATTTAAATGGCGTTTCTGTTGGGTCAACATCTTTCACAAATGATTTGACAGATTCAACAATAGTAATTGGAAGATACGTTGTTGATAGTGGATTATATTTAGGTTACATGTCTGGATTTCAGTTACTAAAAGGCACTGCGGCATCAGGAGCAATTCCTACTGCGCCACCAACAAACATTGCCAACACACAGCTTTTGCTTAACTACACCAACTCAGGCATCTTCGACTCTACTGCTAAGAATGTATTAGAGACTGTAGGCGATGCACAGGTAAGCACGACACAGGCGAAGTGGGGTACTACGTCGATGTATTTTGACGGTACTGGCGATAATCTTTATACAATTAATCCATGTTTGCCGCGATCCGGTGACTTCACATTAGAGATGTGGATTTACCCAACAAGCACATCAGGTTATCAATTAATTTATAGCCAATTTACAAGTGGCTCAACGGACGGAAATTTTGAGTTGTTGTGGGATGAATTCAATGAAAAATTTAATGTCAATTTTAGAGGTGCAACACTTTTGACATCAAGTTCTACGTATTCATTAAACGCTTGGCATCACTTAGCTATCGTTAGAAGTGGTAGCACATTTACAATGTATGTTGATGGTGCATCAGCAGCTACAGCAACAAACAGCGATACTATTTTACAAACAGCATCTTATGTCGGCACAAGATCATTAGGCGATGGGTACTTTGCAGGGTACATTGACGATCTACGCATCACTCGCGGTTACGCACGTTATTCTGGCTCTACATACACAGTTCCAACAGCAGCCTTTCCTGTTCAATGACATGGAGCAATTATCTTTACTTAATGATAATAATGTTGTGCTTGAGTTAGAGCACAATAAAAAAATTGAGAAAAGAAAAAAAGATAATGCTTATATGTTGTATTGGAGCAAAACAGAAAAAGGTAAGCAATATTTTAAGAAATATTTAAAAGAGAGATATGAAGCAAACAAAGATGAAATTAACGCAAAAACAAAACAACGAAGATTAAATAACATAGAAAAAACAAGAGAATATGATCGCAATAGGTATTACAAAAATCCTACTCCGTATAAAGTAAGGGCAAGACAAAGAGAGGAAATTATTGTAAACAGAACAGTTAAATGGGCTAATAAAGAAAAAATCAAAACAATATACGGGATGGCTAAATTTATGGATTACATAAACCCTTTTGTAAAACATCATGTTGACCATATTGTTCCATTACGAGGAAAGAATGTTTGTGGTTTGCATGTAGAAAACAATTTATCAATTATTCCAGCAAGTCAAAACCTTGCAAAAGGAAATGTTTTTACCCAATAGGTGACTTATGTATTCTAAAAACGGTTCTATACCTAAGCCTGAGACAGATGGCACAGATGGATGGATTGAAGTGCCTGATGAGCCAGTTTGTCCTGATGGCAAAGAGGTAGTGTGGTGGTATCCACCGGGTTGGGTTATTCGTGATCCTAAACCTGCTGGCAATTGGTCGTGGTCGCAATCGCAAGAGCAATGGGTTGAGTACACGGTGCAAGAGATAACTACGGTTGAAGTATCTGTCTTAGAATCTGTACAAATTAATACTATTACTTCGTCTGATGTTCAGACATTAACGTCAGAGCAGATTAGTGGATTGTAATGGCTACAAATTATGTCGACTTCGACTATTGGGTTCAGGGCTATGGTGAAGGTGACCTAAGTCAGCCTGATCTATACGTAACTGCTGGTTACTGGGATGCTGGCTATTGCGAGAATGAAGATACTGGCGGTGTAGCATCTATCACGGCTACTGCTACAGTAACAGCAAAGGCAGTAGACTTTACTTTCGGAACTGCGTCTATTACAGGTAATGCGACTGTAACTGCTCTATGCGTTCCTGATCTATATGTTGTTAGCGGCTATTGGGTTGGTGGGTATTGCGAGAACGAGGATACCGAGCCTACTGCTTCTATTGTCGGTACTGCTACTGTAACGGCTATAGGTACTCAGACATTTACAGACTCTGCAAGCATTACTGGCAATGCTCAGGTATCAATTAGTGTCGCTAATGTTCAAGTAGGAACAGCAGCAATTACTTCTGTTACAACTGTTACAGCTAACGGTACATCAGTTCTTGTTGGTAATGGAAGTATTACTGTAAATGCTGAAGTTACTGCTCTTGGTACAGGCATATTTGTTAGGACTGCTGCTATTACTGGTAGTGCTGATGTGGGTGTAATTGGTGATGTTATTGGTTACCAATGGACTGTAGTAACTCCAGAATCAACTAATTGGGCTAGACAGTAATGGCAAAGCAAAAGATTATTTTTGGTGAGTGGTTGCCAGATCAGCCGGGTGTTACTGGTGCTGTAACTGATGCTTTTAATTGTTATCCAGTTACTAATGGCTATGCTCCGTTACGTGAAGCTGTAGATTATTCTGCTAATGCAGGTCAGAACTTATTGGTAGCGTTTGCTGGTAAGTTGGCTGGTGCTTCTAGTCTATTTGCTGCTGGTGCTACACAGATTTATAAGTTTAATCCTAGTAATACTGGCTTAGACCCATTAACGACTACTGGTTACGCTACGGTTGAGTCATGGGATATTACCCAATTTGGCTCTAAGATGATCTTAGCCAATGGTGCAGACCAGTTACAGGCTTATGATTTAGGTTCATCGACTTACTTTGAGGATTTGGCTGCTGCTGCTCCTGCTGCTAAGTATGTAACGGTAGTGCGTGACTTTGTTGTAGCGGCTAACGTAGGTGGTGAGGAAAACAAGGTTTACTGGTCAGATATTAATGACGAGACTGATTGGACTCCGGGTGCTGCTTCTCAGTCTGATTCGCAAGTAGTACCTGATGGTGGAAATATTACAGGTATAGCAGGTGGTGAGTACGGTCTAATCTTCTTGGAACGTGCCATCTATCGTATGTCGTATGCAGGTAGTCCGTTCTTCTTCCAGTTTGACGCTATTTCTAGGACGTTAGGCTGTATGTCTAATGGCTCTGTTGCTCAGTTTGGTAACTTAACTTACTTCCTATCTGACGATGGCTTTTATGCTTGTGATGGCAAGTCAGTTAAGAACATCGGAGTAGAGAAGGTTAATCGTTGGTTCTTTGATAATGTCAGCTTGACAGAAATTGAATCAGGCATGAGTGCAACCATTGATCCGGTTAAGAAGTTAGTTATCTGGAACTTTAAGAATAACTTCGGTCGCAGATTCTTGCTGTATTACTCTATCGATTTAGATAAGTGGTCATACGGTTTAACGGACGTTAACTTCTTAGCGTATGGTCTGACACCTAGTGCCACACTTGAGCAGCTAGATATTTACTATTTTGATACTACAAACCAGAAAACTGGTACGTACACACAAAGTAGCACTACTGTTACCGTTACTGTTACGGATCATGGGTTAGAGACTAATGCTTATGTATTATTTGATGCTACATCTGGTGCTGGAGTAGATGGAACATTCCAAGTAACAAGAACAGGCGCAAATACATTTACATTTACAGCGGCAACTGGCGCAACTATCACTACGTCAAATTGCACAATCACATTGCCAAGTATCGATAACACGGCAGAGCAGATACCGTTAGATTCACGTACTTGGGCTGGTGGTCAACTTATATTCGTTGGCGTTAGAAATCAGAGAATTGTGGTTTTCTCTGGTGCATTGCAAGCTGCTTATATTACTTCTGGAGACATTGACATTGGACGTTCTATTATCACATTGGCAAAACCTATTATCGATAATGGAATCGCGTCAGTTGCAGTCGCCAGTAGAAAACTATTGTCAGATAGCGTCGAATTCGGAACAACAGCTACACCAGACTCAGACAACCGAGTGCCATTGAGAGCTAACGGTAATTACCATCGTATTAAGGTAACTCCGACTAATGCCAATTGGGAAACTATTGTAGGTTGTGAGATTGACATTACACAACAGGGTAATCGATGAGCTTTCAATTTAGAACGCTACCTGTATTTGGTGCTGATGAACGTCAGGTTTCTGAAGTTGTTCGTGGGATAATGGATGGCAAGACTAACAATACTGGATCAATTACGTTGGCTACAGGTGGTGCTACAACGACTACTCTTTCTGACGGTCGCATAGGTAAGAATAGTCTTATATTCTTTACTCCTAAATCTGCTGTAGCTGCTGCAAGTACTGTATATGTAAGCAGTCAAGATATAGGGACTGCGACACTAACTCATGCAGCTAACAGCACAGCAGGTAAAACATATGGTTACATTGTGGTGGGCTAATGGAGTATAGATACATTGCTCCACAGGAACTAAGACAATGGTGGGCTAGTGTAAGAACTGGCTTAGAGAAGATTAAAAGTAGGAGTCCAGAGAACTGGATTATTGAAGATGTATATACAGACTGTTTCAATCAAAAGAGTCTGTTGTTTGTACTGATAGAGAACAACCACTATGCTGGCTTCTTTGTCCTGCAACCACAAGGTGAGACTATGCATCTATGGGCTGCTTATTCGTTAGAAAATAGTTATGATGTTGTCGAAAATGCCTTAAAATACATAAAAGGCATGGCTGCTGAAGCTAAGGTTAAATACATAACATTTTCTAGCCATAGGCGGGGTTGGGCTAAAAGGGCGGCTGATTACGGATTCCGTCCAAAACAATGGATTTGTGAGGTTTAATATGGGTGGTGGCGGCGGAAGTCCTCAAAATAGTACGACAACTACGAGCATTGATCCTAGTATCAAGCCGTATGTTACCTATGGACTTGAGGAGGCTAAACGTCTCTATGAGTCTGAATCACCTTCATTCTTCCCCGGTCAGACGTATGTAAGCCCATCGGAGCAGACTCAGCAAGCCCTACAAATGGCTCAACAACGAGCTATGGCAGGTTCTCCTCTAACGGGTGCAGCACAGGCAGAGACATTAGCTACGATTCAAGGTAGAGGCGTTAATCCATTCCTAGCGGGTGCTTTAGAGCAGACGAATCGTTTAGCGGGTGAAGATTACTTGCGTAATATGCAGAAATTGCAATCTGGTGCATCGTCGATGGGGCGTTATGGCTCTGCTGCTCAGAATCAATTAACAGGTCAGGCTCAGGATGTTTATGCTCGTGCATTAACGGAACAAGGCGGTCAGTTAGCGTATCAGAGTGCTGAGGCTGAACGTGCTCGTCAGATGGCGGCTGTTGGTGCGGCTCCTCAGATGGCACAGGCTGACTATGCTGACATACAGCGATTACTTAGCGTTGGTGGTGCTAGAGAGGCTCAGAGTGCTGCTCAGTTACAAGATGCTATGAATCGTTTTAACTTCCAGCAAAACTTGCCACAAGCAAAACTAAGCCAATACGCTAATCTGTACTCTAGTGCTCCTCAAGGTGGCACTACGACACAAACAGCGACACCGACAGGGGGTAAATAATGGGAGAGCCAGTTACTACAGGAATGATGATTGGTGCTGCTCTAGGTGGTGGCACTTCTGCTATTAGAGGTAAGAACCCGCTTCAGGGTGCGTTGATGGGTGGTGCTTTAGGTGCGGCTGGTGGCGGATTTGCTGGCGGATTTAGTGGTGCTGCTAATCCTGCTAATGCTGCGCTTATTGCACAACAACCTGCGGCTAGTTATGCAGCAAGTAGTTTATCTTCTCCTACATTTATGCAACAGCTTGGCGGTGGAGTAATGGGTGTTAAGGATGCTTTTGGTGGTGCTAATGCGTATATGAATGCGAATCCTGTTACATCACAAATTGGTATGCAAGTAGCTAGAAGTGCATTTGAGCCAGAACAACCTATGCCAATGGCTCCGGCTGGACAAATTAATAGAGGTCAAGTTCAACCAATGGATTACATGAGTCTGTTAAATCCACAGCAACAGTCGGTTATCCGTCCACAACCAATTTCTTTGTTATAGGTGATGTATGGCTACTTATAATGAAATGATTAACAAATTAACTCCAGAACAAGTAGATGAAATGTTCTATCAAGGTTATCCAAATGACTTGCCTCAAAGAATGTCATTTCTTGATTACATTAATCCTAAAAGTTATATAGACCCAAGAGCTGCTGACCGAGTTGTACCGCAAAATAGTGCAACTCAAACAGTTGCTCCTGCTGCGAATAGAGTTTCTATGCCTAATTTAAGCGGCTTAACTGACTACCTTCCTAGTATGAATACTTTGAGTGGTTTGGTTCCTAGAGAGATTCCTAACGTATTTGGTCAAAGAAACCCATTATATGAAGGATTGTTAGGAGCACCTCAAGCTCAAGCATTATCTAAACAATCTAATATTTCTGGATTGCTAGGTGCTGCTGCTGCATTGGTTTCTGGCATGGGTAAGCAAGGTAGCAGACGGTCTGCTGCTCAGAATATATTAAGTGCTTTAGGTGCAGGTTATGGTTCTGCTAATCAGCAATATCAGCAAGGACTACAAAACTATAGTCAAGCACAGCAATTAGGAATTCAGCAACGTCAGCAAGCTGGTGTTCAAGCTATGAAGATGAAGTATCCTGACTTGGCTGATGAGTTTGATACTAATCCTGCTGGTGCTTTCCGTATTGTTTCTGAGCGTGAAGCTGCTGCTAAGAAACCTACTGTTGTTAGCGAAGGCGGAACATTAGTAAGTCCTACTGGTGAAGTTCTTTATTCATCTACAAAAACTAAGCCACAAGCAAGAATGCTTACAGGTGATGAGCTTACTCAATTAGGGTTGCCTACCAGTAGTGGTCAAAAGTATCAAATAGACGCTAATGGCAAAGTTGATTTAATTCAAGGTACTGCGCCAAATAAACCAGCTACAAGTATTGAGGAGTTTCAATTTTATCAATCTCAAGGAGGTAAAAAATCCTATGAGAACTTTATGAAAGATAAAACTCCTAGCACTAGCGTAACTGTTAATACTGGTGAACTAAGCAAAGGCACAAAAGGAAAGTTAGAAGAAACTATATTATCTACTGGTGACGCCGTTACTAGATTAAATGATATTCAAGCATCTTATCGTCCTGAATATCAAACAATTCAATTTAAAGGTGCGCAACAATGGTCAACATTAAAAGATAAATTTTCTACTTTAAAACCAAATGAACAAGCGCAGTTATCAAGATTTGCTCAATATAGACAAAATACAACTCAAAATTTAAATCTAACAATTAAAGAATTGACTGGCGCAGCTATGGGTGAAAAGGAAGCTGAACGCATTATCTCTACATTGCCTAATGCTGGCACAAGTATATTTGATGGTGATAGCCCAACTGAATTTAAGTCAAAACTTGATAATGCTTTACAGAAAACAAAATGGGCACTTGCTCGTAAAAATTATTCTTTAAGAAATAATCTTGAGTGGAAAAATATTCCATTGGATAGTGTTCCTGAAATAGTTAATAAACGAGGAAAAGAAATAGAAAAAGCATATAACTTAGACCCTAAAGACCCTGCTACTGAAAAAACTGTTCAGCGTCAGTTAGCTGCTGAATTTGGCATTTCTTTCTGAGATTAATTATGGCTGATATTGATTACGCTAGTAGATTATTTTCAGGACAAGCTAAGGAAGCTCCTCCTGAACAACAAGTTGATTACGCGTCTAAATTGTTTTCTGGGACTCCTAGTATTGGTGCTGCTCCTAGTTTAGAAAAGCCTCCTGTAGCTATTTCTGAGCCTTCTATGGCTGCATCTGCTCTTACTGCTTTAGGTGGTGGTGTTCCTACGGATAAGCAATCTGCTATTAATTTCTTTGCTAAACAACGTGGTATATCTCCTAGACGATACACAATTATTGATGGCGATATAGCGTATCAGGCTGACGATGGTAAGTTCTATAAAGAAATAGTAGGTGCAGGTGCTAAGGCTGCTTATTACGCTCCTGATGTGCTTGAAATGGCTCCTGATATAGCTGCTGGTATTGCTTTAGCTCCTACTGCTTTAGTTAACCCATTGTTAGCTGCTGGTGGCGTTGGTGGTGTATCTGCTGCAAGTAATTTTGCTAGACAGAAAATAGCACAAGCATTAAGCGGACAAGAAATTGATCCTTATCAAATAGGTCTAGCTGGTCTATTGTCTGGTACTGCTGAATTAGCTCCTGTTGCTCGTCAGGCAATGGTAGAGCGTAGATTGGCTAAGGATATAGCGCAAGTTAATCCTAGTATGGTTAGTTCATTAAGGTCTAAGGCGGGTAAGGTTGGAGTTGCTTTAACTCCTGCTGAACTTACTGATATGGCTTCATTAATGGCACAGCAGAAAGTTATAGGTAATGTTCCTGAGTCTACTAAAAAGATGCAGGACTTCTACAAGAAGCGTGAAGCTCAGGTGCAAGGTGCAGTAGATGATTATTTAGGTAATTTATCTAAAGTTGGAGATCGTGCTGAAGCTGGTAATGAAGGTTTACAAGCACTTAAAAATCAAGAAGCAGCTTTAAAGCAAGCTAGAAGTGATGCTGCTGCTCCTATTTATACGGCTGCTTTTGAGGCATCTGTTCCAGTAAATACAAAGCCAGTATTAAATCAAATTGATGATATGTTGAAAACGCAGCCTCCTTCTGGTGTTGCTGCTAATTATCTAAAGAAAATAAAAACTCTACTAACTAGAAATGACATACCTGCTGTTGATGACGAAGGAAATAGAATTTTAGATGAAGCTGGTAACGCAGTTTTTAAATCAGGTGCAGAAGATAGACTTCCTAATTTACAAAATGTAAAGTTTGAGATTGATGCAATGTTTAAAGACCCTAAAGGTACATTTAGCTCTTTAGACTCAACTATTCAAGCAAAACTTGCTGGAATTCATGATAATTTATTAGAGCAAATGGGCAAGGATAATCCTGATTATATTGCTGCTAATGAAAAATTTACAGAATTGTCAGCTCCTTTAAATGAACTTAATAAACGTATTACTGGTGCGTCATTGATGAAAATGTCACCAGATAATATTAAGAACTTTGCTAATAGAATATTTGAGAATCCTAGTCCTGACGTTATTAAATACGCTAGAAAGCAAATTACTGAAGGTGGTGGTGAAGATGCCTGGAATGCAGTTACTAGGGCTTACTTAGAAGAACAATGGGCATTAGCTAAGAAGCCATCTAAATCGCAGCAAGGTGCTAAGTTTGATACAGGTAACACTTGGCAGAATGTAATTATGGGTGATCCTAAGCAGATGAAAGCTATGCAAGCTGCATTGCCTCCTGCTCAGTTTCAAGCATTGCGTGACTTAGCTGAGGTGCTAGAGGCTGCTGGTCGAGTTAAAAAGTTAGGTTCTGATACTGCATTTAATCAGCTAATTACTGAAGAACTAATGAAGAATCCTCCGGTTACTAGCATCACTACTGGTGTGGCTAGGGTTACTGGTGCTGCTTTACAGCCACTACAATATGGCAAGATGATTGCAGACTGGGCTACTAGAAAAGATGCTTCAGCTAATGCAGCAAATATCGCAGACATAATCACAAGTCCTGACGGTATTTCACGGCTTAAAGAGTTAAAGAAAATGTCACCAACATCAGCTAAACGGTGGGCTGGAATGGCACAATTGTTGTCTGGTGCTGGAATATTGGCTATAGAGGAATAAATCATGGCAAAGAACAAGATTAGTGAATACAGTGCTACAGCATCCAATAATACAGACATTGGAGGCATAAATATCGCGGAAGGTTGCGCTCCATCAGGTATTAACAATGCTATCCGTGAGTTAATGGCACAGCTTAAAGATCAGCAAACAGGCACAGATGCTGATAACTTTGTCGTAGGTGGTGCATTTACCTGCTCTGGTGCTGCTGTATTTAGCTCTACTGTGGCGTTAGGCGCATCAGCTACGGCTACGACTCAATCGGCAAATGATAACTCTACTAAGGTAGCTACGACTGCTTATGTGGCTGCTGTTATTCCTAGTGGCGTTATTGTTATCTGGTCTGGTTCTGCTGGTGCTATTCCTAGCGGATGGAACCTATGTAATGGCTCTAACGGAACTCCTGATCTACGTGATCGATTTGTAGTAGGTGCTGGCTCTACGTATGCTGTAGGTAATACTGGTGGTACTAAGGATGCAATTGTAGTTAGCCATAGTCACTCAATTAGCGATTCAGGTCACTCTCATGACGTTAGAATTCCTAGCAGAGCAGTTGGAAATAATGCTACTGCTTTGTATTCAACTAGTGATGGATCAACAAAATCAACAGTTACATCAGACTCAGCAAACACAGGTATCTCAATTAACTCAACTGGTGATTCTGGTACTAACGCTAACCTTCCACCATATTATGCGTTATGTTACATTCAAAAAAGCTAATAAAATTTTATGACTGGAGATATACTTTACACATCAAATTGTCCTTCTTGCGGCATAGAAAAAATAGGACGCAAGAGAGATGTTGGAAAGTTATGTAAACCTTGCAATATGAGATTAATAGAAAAAGAGCATAGGCATAAAAAAATTAAAGAAAATAAACTGACAGTAGCTGAATATTCTAAAAGACATAGAGATAAATATAAAACTGATGATAAAACAAGATTAAATAGATTGCTTCAACAAGCAAGAATACGAGCTAAATCTAAAAATTTAGAATGTACTTTAACTATTGATGATCTTATTGAAGCATTTCCTAAAGATAAAAAATGTCCTGTATTTGGAATAGATTTATTTTGGGGTGAAGGTAGTAATAGAAACAATAGTCCTAGTTTAGATAGATTTGATTCCAGTTTAGGTTATACAAAAGACAATGTTTGCATAATTAGTTGGAAAGCAAATAGAATCAAAAGCGATGCTACATTAGAAGAAATTGAAGCAATTTTGTATTATATGAAAGCCTAACATGGACAAAATACAACTAACTGACGAGCAGATTGACCATATTGCTGAACGTGCTGCTGAGGTAGCATTCAAGCGTATCTATGAAGAAGTAGGTCGGTCAGTTGTTAAAAAGATATTCTGGATTGTTGGTGCTGGTGCTCTAGGTCTAATGATCTGGATGGCTGGTAACGGTCAACTACCTAAGTAATGTGGACCCACTTACAATTCTTGCTGCTGCAAAACTGGCTGCAAGTGCAATCAAACAAGGCTGTGAACTGTATCAACAGGCTAAAGCTGATGGTATGGAATTGGTTGATGCATACGGTAAAGCCAAAGATGTGGTTGCTGACATTAGTAGTCATTTGGGTGGATTTTTAAAAGCGCATGAGCAACTTGAGAAACACGTTCACGAGGAAGAATTAAAGACTAAGAAGGTTCGTGATCCTGAGCTATCGGTAAATCAGGAAGCGTTTAACAGAGTAATGGCTGTAAAAGAAATGCAAAGGCTAGAAACAGAATTACGCGAAACCCTCGTATATTCGGCTCCTAAAGAACTTGGTGCTATTTGGTCAGCTTTTGAGGCTATGAGGGATAAGGTTAAGGCAGAACGAGCAGAGGTTCAACGTCATGAATTACTAAAGCAACAGGCGGCGGTATGGCGACGGGCAAGTATAAGAAGAAAAATCGCGGAGCAGATGACATCAATAATCGCGGTAGTGTTCATAATATTGTGGTTCCTATGGCTAATGATACTCCTGAGAACGAGCCACACATACCGTTCACTTTACTTCTCACCATCTTGGTACTGTGTATTGTGCTCGTTATAGCGTTGCCTGTAATGGGCGTAATGTATATGGATATGAACAACGCTACGGCAATGGCGATGGAAGAGGCAAGAAAAATGCGCGAGTTGCGCACTAAAATACTTTTAGATATACGGGGTGAATAATGCTTACAATCTTTTCGACTTTCGTTTCGTTCTTGATGGGTGGCTTACCTAAGCTTCTCGACTTCTTTCAAGACAGACAAGACAAGTCACATGAGCTAAAGCTTGCCCAGATGCAAACTGAGCGTGAGTTGCAATTAGCCGCTGCCGGTTTTATTGCGCAAGAAAAAATAGAAGCCATTAAGCTAGACGAGATCAGAACTCAGACACAATCTGCGGAGAAAGTCTCGCTAATCGACGCACAATCTGCGGAGATGCAAGCTATCTATGCGCACGACACTTCCCTAAATGAAGGCACATCCAAGTGGATGAAAGACCTCCGCGCTAGTGTGCGCCCTGTAATTACCTACGGATTCTTTTTCTTGCTGGTGGCTATTGATGCGGTGATTGCTTACAAAGGTCTTACAACTGGCGTGGAGTTTACAGCGTTAGCCGACCAGTTATGGGATAACGAAACGCAAGCGTTATTCGCTTCGATTATTGCATTTCACTTCGGTGGAAGGGCGTTTGGCAAATGATCAGCCCCAAAGCCTTAAAGATGATTAAGCACCATGAGGGAGTAAGGAATAAACCTTACCGGTGTCCAGCACGACTTTGGACAGTTGGCGTAGGTCATGTAATTGATCCTAGCCATGCGAGAGTGCCGTTTGAGGAGCGCAGTTATCTGGAAATTCCGGATGGCTGGAATCGCAAACTAACGATGGAAGAAGTTGATGCCATACTTG